GAGGTCGACTGGGAAAACCCTGGTTGTTTAAATGTTTACAAGGAGGACGCGTAATGGATATTTTTAAAGCGCCTGTTAGCCAACAAGATTTGGTTATAGCATGGCACACAGTGGGTTTTGATAAATACATCAAAACATTAAGTGAAATGCACGACATTCCTGTAGATCAGTTTTACGCTGCATGTAAAGACGATCAAGAGGTTCGTGATGAAATTGTAGGAAACTTTGCCAAAGGCATGGAGGACGCGTAATGACTATGACTAGAGAATTTTATATCCCAAAAGGATCTAAAGAAATAAAGGCTGCAAAAACAGACGCGGTAGCTTACGTTGAGGATTGGGAGTGCGGGACCAAGTACACGGCCATGGTGTTCGGCGGCAAGAGATCTAAATACGACAAGTATTTTGGTTTCAAAACCAAAGAGGCCCGTGACGATTATGTAATTAAGTATTTCACAGATCAAGAAAACTTAGCGCTTTCTAAAAAGAAATGGGCGGCAGATAAAAAGGCCCAGGCAGAGGAAAACCAAAAAAATTACCAGGTCGGTGATATTCTTGTTTCAAGCTGGGGTTATGACCAAACTAACATTGACTTTTACCAAGTGATTGAGAGAACAGCCAAAATGGCCACCATACAAAAAATTGGTAAAGAGCGTTTAGATTCTGGCTATCCTAGCGAAGATAAAGTTATGCCTGCTAAAGATGCTTTTGTTGGCAAGCCTAAGAAAAAGAAAATCGGGACTTACGGTATTCGCTTAAATAGTTATGCAACTGCAAGGCTTTGGGAAGGTCGTCCTCATTATCAAACTGCTTACGGGTGGGGACATTAATGATTCAAAAAATATACCTTGATATGGACGGAGTTTTAGCCGACTTCGTCACAGCTGTTGAGGGCCCCGACTATTTAAACGGGCCCTTACACGGCGAACAAACTTATGACGATCGCAAGATCGAGTTCACCAACAAGCGTTTGTTCAGAAATATGCCACCGATGCCAGGCATGTTAGATCTAGTTGCCTATGTCAAAGGATCTGGTTTGCCCTGGGAGATCTTAACTTGCTCTGGCCACATCAACAGACCTTTGGTTGTGACTGACAAGATCGCCTGGACCAAACAATATGTAGATCCGCACGTTGTGCTTACGTCTACACTCAAAGGCAAACACAAAGCAATTTTTGCAAGACCTGGACATGTGTTGGTTGATGACAAGAAATCAAACATTGTGGCCTGGGAAAATGCCGGCGGCATTGGCATCTTGCATGAAACTCCTGCTGGTACTATCAAAAAATTGCAGTCTCTTTAAGTTGCTAAAGTAATTCCTTAGTAGTATCATTTTCTAAATATATTTAATTAGCTTGATGAGGGCCGGTTTACCGGTTTCCATTAATACAAACAAAGGAGTTCATAATGGCTAATCCACATTTTCAAAACCAAATCCAATGGGCGGGTAATACCGTTGCAACCAAGGCAAAAAAAGATCAACCGATGTTTATGCCTTTACCTTCTGACCAAACACACTATGGTTATTTCAATGATTTTATGACCTATAACAGTGGTGATTGGACAATCACAACAACCGAGGATGGCACGGGATCCGCAACTGAGGCAATGACCTCTGGAGCCGGTGGTCAGTTTTTGATTACTAACGCAGCTGGCGATAACGACCATGACTTTTTTAACCTAAAAGGCGAGTCTTTTTTAATAACAGGTTCAAAGAGAGCATATTTTTCAGCTAGATTTAAAGTAAGCGATGCTACACAATCTGACTTTGTTATGGGCCTACAAATTACCGATACTTCTCCGTTAGCGGTTTCAGACGGTATTTTCTTTATAAAAGACGATGGTGATACTAACTTAGATTTTATCGTTGAAAAAGATAGCACATCAACAGATACAACTGCGATTCACACTATGGCAGATGATACTTTTGTTACTGTTGCTTTCTTTGTAGATCCAGATACCGCATTGGTGCATTACTCAGTAAACAATGCAGAACCAGTTGGAGTGGTCAACACAAATCTTCCAGATAACGAAGAGCTGACAATATCTTTTGGTATACAAAACGGTGCAGCCGCAGCGAAAACCATGACTATCGATTACGTTACAGCTATCGTAGAGAGATAAAATGGCAGACGCAGTAACATCTCAAACAATCCAAGACGGCGAGAAAATCGCCGTCTTGAAATTTACAAATGTTTCGGATGGTACCGGTGAAAGTGCAGTCAAAAAAGTAGATGTTTCAGCATTAGCTAAAAACAGCGCAGGTCAAACTTGCACCACTGTTTCAGTAGCTAGGATTTATTGGGCCACGCGTGGCATGGGAGTAAATCTTGAGTTTGATGCTAGTACAAATGTTCTTTTAACTGGTTTGCCAGCAGATAGCACAGGTGATGAATACTATGACCTTTTTACCGGGATCCCAAACAATGCGGGATCTGGTGTAACTGGAGACATAGATTTTACTACTGTCGCACATTCAAGCGGTGATACTTATTCAATCATATTGGTTTTGAATAAGAATTATTAATGAATGGCAGCGGCAAAGCCTAGAAAAAAATCTAAGCCTATCCGAAGAACGGTAGGCAAAGGCGGTAATTACCGAAAAACCAAGTCTGGAGCAGGAATGACCAAAAAGGGCGTTGCTGCTTACAGAAAGGCGAATCCTGGATCTAAGCTAAAAACGGCCGTAACAGGTAAAGTAAAAAAGGGTAGCAAGGCTGCTAAAAGGCGTAAGTCTTATTGCGCAAGATCTCTTGGGCAGTTAAAGAAAAGCTCTGCTAAAACTAGAAATGATCCTAATTCCAGAATTAGGCAAGCAAGAAGAAGGTGGAAGTGCTAATGGCAAAACAAAAAGTAAAAAAGGTTATCAAGGGTCTAAAAAAAGCAAGCAAACTACACGCTCAACAAGCAAAAACATTACAAGGTATTAAGTTTGGCAAAGGCGGAAGTGCTAAATCTAAAACCCCAAGTAACGTAACTAATCCTAGCTTATATTCAAGAGTAAAGTCTGAGGCCAAACGTAAGTTTGACGTTTATCCGTCTGCTTACGCTAATGCCTGGTTGGTTAAAACTTATAAAAAACGCGGCGGCGGTTACAAAGGCGCAAAAAAAGCAGAAGGAGGCGAAGTGAGTAAAAAAGATTTAAGACCCGTGCCAGCTGGCAATAAAGGTCTGGGTAAACTACCTACCAGAGTTCGTAATAAAATGGGATTTATGAAAAACGGTGGCAGTGTGGAGCTCCAGGCTAGAGGTTGTGGGGCAATTATGAACAGCAAGCGCAAACCTACAAAAGTTCCTAGAAGTTAAAATTATGGCCATAAGCAGAAGTAGCATTGGCAAATCTGTAAGCAGGGGATCTAAAAAAAAAGATCCTAAAGTTGGAACAGGCAAAAAACCTAAAGGATCTGGCAGGCGTTTATATACTGACGAGAACCCAAAAGACACCGTGAGTATAAAATTTAAGACTATGGCTGATGCAACAGCCACGGTCAATAAGGTAAAAAGAATAAAAAAACCTTACGCTAGAAAAATACAAATTTTAACGGTTGGTGAGCAAAGGGCCAAGGTTATGGGCAAAACAGGCATAGCAAACGTATTTAAACGTGGCAAAGAGGCCATAAGAAGGACTAAGAAAAAATGAGCTTAACCAAATGGTTTAAAGAAGATTGGGTTGACATAGGATCTAAGAAAAAAGGCGGTGGCTTTGCAAAGTGTGGCAGATCTAAACAAAAAGCAGACGCTAAAAGAAAATACCCAAAATGTGTACCGGCTGCAAAAGCTGCAAGGATGAGCAAATCACAAATTAAATCTGCGGTCAGCAGAAAAAGAGCTAAAAAACAAGGGGTAGGTGGCAAGCCTACAAATGTTAAAACATTTGCCGCAAAAGGCGGTATAATTTCAAATAAGTCGAATATGGGTTTATTCGGCAGATCATAGGAGTAAATATGAAGGGTAAAATGAAAGCTAAAGGCATGAAAAAAGGCGGCAAGATGAAGTCTAAAGGTTATGCCAAAGGTGGTAAATTAACAAAAGGTTTGAAAAGCGTTGCAAAAAAAGCTGGCAGTAAAAAACAACCGCAACTAAAGCAAAAACAAGCGCCA